AAAGAACCACTGCAACAAAAAATGCTGCTACCACAGAAGAAATAATAGTTGCTACCTTTTTCATGTTTTACTCCTTATTGTTAAAATTGTTGATAATCAAAAAGGCGACCGCCCAAGATAATAAAAAGAAAGCAATGAGTTCTTTCACTTCTCCGTCACCTCTCTGTACTCCACGTCAATCCCTTTCGGCAAAGCCGTCTGGTACTTCTGTGCCAACTGCTCTGCGCTCTGGGCATCGCCCAACGGCTGTTCAGGCGGCGCAACGGTGACTTCAACGTTGTCACGCATACCAAAGTAATTCTTGGCTCGGAAAATCCACTCTGCCGGGTTCTCCTGACCGTACATACCGTTGTACGCCCACATAGACTGCATTTGCAGAATCAGTTTCAAAATGTACTTCTGCTGCAAGCTGTCGTCACGGCGTTTGCCCGCCATAATCTGCTTCAGGCTCACCCATTCAATGCCCAACACCAGTGCAATCCATTCCACCACAGGGGATATTCTGGCTTCGATGCAAGCGTCAAAGAAGAAGTCAAGACGTTGCTGCACTTCAATCGGGTTGTTCATGTCCACGCTCGGAAGGTCGCCAAAATACTTGGCTGCAATCATGCCGATGACCTTTTTGTCCTCTTCATTACCGATTCTCGACTGCAAATCGCCCGTATTCAGCATCTTAGACCTCGTGATTGCCAACTCCTGTTGTTCTTTCACCTTTTTACTCACCTGTGAGCGGATAGATTTCCGCTTGTTAAGCATCTGCTGTTTCTTCTTTTCACGCTCTTTCTCACGTTTCGCAGCGGCTTCTTCTTTTGCCTTTTGCGCCCGCTTCTCACGCTTTTTCTTTTCAGCTTCGGTCAGCGGCGGTCTGCCACGACCACGCTTTTGGGGTGTTGACAAGAGTTATCACCTCTTTATTTCTGTTTCAAATCCATTCTTGCACCGCAGTTCGGGCAATAGTTCGCATAATTATGGCGATTTTCTATTGCTTCTTTCAAAATGTTTTCTTTTTCTTCTTCTATATTCCATTCCTTTGTGTATTCTTCACCATCCGGCGCGTATAAAGTTTTCGACCACACTGTATAATTATTGGGATGATGTTCTCCACACAACGAGCATTTCGCTGTCACATAAGCTTTTAATTCTCGTTCTTCCGACATTGTGTCCATATAATAAGCATCTGGGGAAAGTTTCCAATATCCGTGCTTTAACTCTGTACGTTCTTCCATGCTCTCACCTCTTCATCTTCGTTTCGATGTTGTTCAGATTCCTTGCAATCCACCAGACGTAACAACAGTTGTCCAACTGCCGCCACCAAGCGCATTTTTCTTTTTCGCAGACGCACCGCCCAAGCGGATTGCTGGTCATCTTCATCGGGCAGTAAAGTTCGTTGTCCATACTTACCTCCCAAGAAACACAAACGCCCACTTCATCCATTCGGGAATGTCTGCGGAAAACAAGCCCTTATACATAAAGATGGAAAGTACGATAGACGAAACCGCCGTGACTGCAATAAAAGCGATTACAACGCCTTGCAGAATCGCAAACTTTCTACGGCTTCTTTCCATGCTCTTTTCAATGTCATATCTGTTCATGTTTTTACCTCCACCACCAGCTACTTTGCACGGTTCATCATAGCTTCGTTGTCCATTTTGTTCGTCCTCCTAATTTTAGTCATAAACATATTTCACCCAATTATTTCGCAACCACTCGTCATCTGATTTTTCAATCGAACGGTCGCGCTTAAAGCCTGTTTTTTCTGCCAGTTTTCGGGAGCCTATGTTCTCTTTTTCAGCCCACCAGATGATGGGTTTATTAAGCTGATCTTTGTGTTTGTCATACCAAGCCAGCCCTCGTTTTACCGCATTTGTTGCATATCCTTTGCTACGATATTGTTCTCCTTTTCTGGTGGCAACAACGGCATTTAACCCGTTATCATATTCATTCAAATCAAAAAATGCAATGGGGGTATCTCCGTACTTTTGTATGTATCGATATGCTACAAGCTTATACTCATCCGGAGTTTTATAAAGTTCATCCGAAGTCGAAAAGCCCATGTATTTTCGATCTTCTTCGCTTAGCGAAGATACAATATTATCCACATCATGCTCAGATTTTACAGTTTTTTCAAATCGCCTTTTGTCCCGTATCTTTTTCTTTCCAGTAGCAGTCAAAGCACCGTCCGGGTTTTGGTAGCGACGCACACCCCACTTCATGCCCTTGATTGTCCGTTCGGACTGAACTACCACCGCCAGAAGGACTAAACAGACCAGCCAGCGAGTTGCAAATTCAAACATTGTTATCCTCCATCAAATCGTCCATGCTCAACTGACCGCTGATGTTGTCATCTTCCATCCACCAGCGAAAAACGTCCATGCCGGTCTGCCAGTCGCACGGCAAACCTTTTTCTTTTCTGACATCGAGCATTCGTTCAAACGCTGAGATGTACATTTTTTCGTAGGTAGGCCAGCGCATGAACTCACGCTGTCTGCCCCCCTACCGGCCATAGGACAGCCGATGCAACCAACACGTTTCTGCCCTTCGCAATACAGCGGATTGATGGGCAAGTGTTCGCCGTGCGTGTAGTCCCACACATCATCGTCAGACCAGTCCACAATCGGATTGACGGTCATCTTACCCTTAAGGTTGCAGGTTTCGAACAGTTGTCGTTTTTCATCGTTGTCGCCCATCATCGTAATTCTTTTTTCTTTGTTACGATGGTTAAACTCCATAATCCCACGATTGTTTTTTCTCGATGCTGACTCAGCCCAACGAACGCCAGTTGCAATAAAGCGATTTTTACCAGATGTTTCCTTCAACACAGAACAACAGTAACGCATAAGCCTCGTTGGTGGAACCATGATTTGCGGGATCAGTGTCCACATGGAAACGGGCTTGTCCTTGTATCGTGGCATGACGATGGAACATTTGATTCCACGCTCTTCCATCGCCTTGAACTGCTCACGAATGAAATAGACCGTCTCCGGCGCATCTGCTGTGGTATGGCTGTTGACCACCTCGAAGTTGATTCCTGCACGTTCAGCCAGAGCCACAAGCACCTGTGAATCCTTGCCGCCAGAGTATGTGACCATGAGTGGCTTCTTGTACCGATGCTCGGATAGCCTTGCAGCGTCCTGCAACCGTGCAATGGCAAGCTGTTCCTTGTCACTCATTTTTCACCTCATACCCAACGCAATGGGTTTCTTCTCCGCAAACTGGACACTCTGGTAGCTTGCATTTGTTCACAACAGCAGTTGCAAAATAGTGGTCATGGATTTCGATTTCAGTTCCGCACAAAGTGCATTTATATTTTGCCTTCAAAATCTGGTCGTCTACGTTGGTTTCCCAAAGGATTTCATTGATTTGCTTATGTGAAAGAACCGCCATTAGCTCCACCTTTCTCTTAGCTCTTTTTCGACCTGCTCCGACTTTGCTGTGATGTAATCTGCAAACTCGTCAGGGGTCATGTCCTCTTCTTTGAACTTGCCGACCATCTCCCAATACCTGTCACCAATACGGATGATTTTCTGCACCTGTTCATCGGTCAGGTCTGCATCGCACCGAAGATTCTGAATCAGTGCGCCCCATGTGGCGGCGATGCCATCCAGAGCCATGCGGAAGCCATACAACTGGTTCTGTCGTGCGATTTTACGGAGATTGGTTGGCTTGACCTGTTTGCCGCACAAAGGGCAGTTTCCGAATTTATTCATTGTTCTTTCCCTCTAGTTCAGGGCCTGTGATATTAGGCATCCAGTGGGTGACATCATCCAACATCAGATTTTCACTGCTCTCCGCCCAGTCTCCGCTTTCATACCGAAATGCGGTCAGGATAGAGCCGTCGGCACAATATGCAACGACATCCATCATGGGGGCGGGCGGGTCTTTCTTTGCATCTCTCCAGAGCTGGCTGGCCATTTCCTGCGGGTCAGCTTCAGGAAGAGCATCAATAACCCTGCTCACATCAGCCAATGTCTTGATGTAGCCCAGAGCGGCCTCCATGAAAAGATGCTGCTTCAGGGTTTCAACATCAAGATATTTCCGCTTGCTCACTTCTGTTCTCCTTTCAACCATTCGTTCAGCTTTGCCATGCAAGAGGGGCAAAGTCGAAACTCGCAGTCATACGGAGCACCAATACCCCACACACGCATCTCAATGTCGGTGAAATTGTTATATTCGTATAAAGGATACGTCTCCCCGCATCTATCACACTTAAACTTCTCTCCCATGTTTTCAGCCTCCCATTAGCGGGTCTGCGCACTCCCAACGGTAATCATTAAATCGGATTTCACGGTTGATGGTTGTTTCACCTTCAATGACTTCCATCTCCTGATTTACGCATCCACTGCTTTCAAATCCATAGAATCTGAAATCCAACCTATACTTTTTAGACATTTCTTCGTATGGCTCAGGTTCCATCGACCATGCAGCCATGACAGGAAGAACAAGAATTGCGTTGTCGCCATCAGCAATCTGTTCAGTGCAGAACTTTTCGACGAAGTTCTTCATAGTACCCTCGATGTAAGCGGTGTCTTTCACGTTTATGTAGAACGTCTCATCATCGTAAGAAAGCAATGCTCCATCATGGATTTCGTTGTAGACCCAATCTCCATTCGGAAACTTGTTTTTATCGAAATAGGGGCGGTCATAAACAGTCACGCAATCCGTAAACCAGCGCACGATGTTTTCGGGATTTCCACGGACTTTGAGTTTTCCTTCACACCAATTTGGCATTTTCGCTCTCCAATCTCTTTAGCAGCCCATCCACGTCATACCGCCAATGGACACGCAGCCTTTTTGCTTTGACCTCTATCCCCTCTTGCTCTGCCCACTGCCAAGGGATGCTCTTCCGGCTTTCGTTGTAACGGAACGCCAGAACCTTGCTGGCAGGGATTGCAAAGGTGCGGTTGACTGCCCTGTAATTGACTATCACATGGGCGGTCTGACCGCCGTACCCCATTGCATCCACCATGTCAGTGATGTGCTTTTCCTTGCGGTACTTGCACTTTGCCTTGTCGTACTTGCCGAACACCTTTTCAAGAGGGATAGAGGGCGTTTCTATGGTTTTTAGTTCAAACAAGTGGTTCATCGGGTATCGGTACACAAGGAAGTCGCAAATGTTGTCAATGGAAAAGGACAGGTTTTCGTTGCCGCCGTAGTAGGTAGCAGCACTGTCTTTCAAACGGTAGCACCATGCATCGGATGGAACGGATGCTTTGAAATCTGCTTCAAACTGCTTGCCGGTGTTCATGTGTCGGTTTCCTTACTTACACGCTCTAATTCTTTCGGCAAATCAGGCAACGGCATCCAAAACGGATGCGCGTCAGGAAGCGATGCCACAAGCAGCCACGATTCCTGAAATATGCGCCATTTGTGCTGTCTTTCGGAAAAATATACCGAAAGAACAAACAGCTCATTTTTGCCAGTATCTTTCTTTGTCGGAGGGTTCTTTGCCGTTTCTCTCCATTCGTTCATCCTCGTTCACCTCTAAATTCACTTCCGAGAAACCGTTTCTTGCCACGTTCACGGTGCTTGTCCTCGTAATCACGGTGGTATACGCTCTGGCTGTGGTTCAGCTCATACACGAAAGCCTTGCGTTCCTCGAAGTCTTTCTTCTCTGCCTTGTACTTCTCGCAGGTGTCGTGGCAAGCTTGGTGGCGTGATGTGCAGTTGAGACAACAGGTAATCATTCTTCGCCAAATCTCCTTTTTGTTACAGCCATCGGGAACTCTTCGATTTCACTTGCCCAGCGTGCTGTTCCCTTGCCGTATGCTCTTTGCCAGACCAGAGGGAAACCGCCCAGACCATCGAACAAGCTTCCCAGTGTAGGTTTTTCTTTCAGGTAAGGGCGCATCCTCTGCACCAACCAAAACCATTGCGGCAAAGCGATCGAGTTGCCCAGAGCCTTGTACCGTGGGCTGTCAGCGTATTTGTGCTTCTTTCCTTTGCTATCCGTCCAGTCACCAATGTTGGTGTAATTGTCAGGAAATCCTTGCAACCGTTCACATTCAACAGGGGTCAAGCGGCGAACAATCCAACGGATAGTTTTCTCTGTAATCAGGCACTCGCTGCCATTGCCAAGGTTCCCGGCTTTTGCTTTCAAGGTTGAGCATTTGTTGCTTTCTTTGTAGCTACTGAACGACTGTTCGCTGAAGGTCTGATGCTCGATTGCAATAGCCGTGTAGTCTGTGATTCTGTTTTCGTGGTCGCCTGTTATGGTTGGACAAGTTCTGCCCTCGCCGTTCCCCCTTGCGTCATAGACGACTTTCTCGCTTGTTCGATCACGTCCAGAAGGGCTTGCCTGAGAACTTCCGGGAGTGGCTTCCCACGCCTTGATGCTCTCGTCAGGATTCCCTGACAGGCCCGTGCGCTCAAATAGTATTTCTGCGGCACGTTGTCCTCTAAAATCTGCGACAAGCGCGATACGTTTTCTACGTTGGGGAACTCCCCAATATTGAGCGTCAAGCTGTCGCCAAGCCAGAGACCATCCGTTTCCAGCGATTGCTCCGGCTTTGCTCCATCTGCCCCCCCCTACCCGAAGGTCGAGGAATTGAAACGTCTGGTTGTTCCACGCGGGCAAGTTCTTCCAGCACGGCTCTGAAATCTTCTCCTCCATTGGAACTGAATGCTCCGGGCACGTTTTCCCAAACAGCGAAAGTTGGATACATTCCATTGGTTGCTGTCCTCATTTCCTTGATGATTCTTGCGGCATCCAAAAACAGCACGGAACGGTTGTCGTCAAATCCAAGCCTTTTTCCAGCCATAGACAAGCCCTGACAAGGACTGCCGAACGTGATGCAATCTACAGGCTCTATCTGGTCGCCGTGAATCTTTGTAATGTCGCCCAAGTGTTTCATCTTTCCAAACGCCCGTTTAGCCAGATAGCACAGCTCTTATATAAGGTAGGCGGTTCGCCTTTTGTCCCGGTAGCGTAACCGTTAGTCAAAAGGGAGATCATAACTGTCGTCAATCACAGAGAAGTCATCTGCGTTGCCCTGCGAATAGTTCTGTGGTGCATCCTGCGCCCGATCGGTGGGCTTGCTGTCAGACTTGCCACCGCAGAAGTCAACCTTGTTCGCCATGATTTCCGTTGCGGTGCGGTTGTTCCCCTGCTTGTCGGTATACTTCCGGGTCTGGATGCTACCAGTCACAAGAATCAGGCTGCCCTTCTGAAACCACTTGGAAACAAACAACGCCGTATTACCAAATGCGGTGCAGTTGAAGAAGTCGGTTTCCTTCTGGCCACCACTCTGGCGGTCGCAAGCAATGCTGAACGTACAAACATCCTTGCCGGACTTCGTGACCTTAGCTTCTGGCGTATGAACCAGACGACCCTGAATTGCGATAGAGTTGAGCATTATTTAGCCCTCCTTCGGCTGTTTCTGAGCGCATTCCCAACACAGGACGCGCCCAAAGCGTTTCTTTGTGCTTCTTGCGGTTTCCAGAGGCGATACGGTTCGGTTGTTGTACTGAATAGGCTGCAACTGCTTTCCACAGCAAGCGCATGGGGGGATTGTTTCCGCTTCCGTTTGCTTCTGCGCAGGCTTGTTTGCCCTGCTTGTGGTCTGCTTCTTGTACTCGTCCGTGTCGGCATCCTTCGTATCGTCAATGCAGAACAGACCGTTCAGGGCGTACTTTCTGGCGTAGCTACTAGACGTTCCGGTCACCTGCGCTGCATCCATCTTGGTTTTTTGCTCCGGTTCTCTTGCGTAAGCAGTAACCGTTACGCATCCACCATCCAGAGCTTCCACCTTTGCGGTTGCTTCGATGTAATGCCACCCCTCTAACACTTTAGGTTCATCAGAAAGGGTAAGAAGCAAACCATGCGCTTTCAAAATTGGTTTAACCGCTTCCAAAATGTCCTCACAAGAGCGATACTTGTAACCGCCAAATGTGTTCATCTGCCCCTTCGGGGCTTTCAGCTCTGACTGAACAGCCATCAGAGCTTCATGGATTTTGCTGTTGTCCATACGTTTCCTTTCTTCGGCTTCATTAGGCTTTATTGTTCTTACTTTGGCTTAATATGGCTGTACAAAATTAGCCTCCCCAGCACACGGAATCCGCTTCGTCTGGCCGCTGCCATTCAGGTTCTTCGTCCGCTCTTGGTTCGAAGTAGTAGTCATCGGGCTGCTCAACCACGCCACCGAACCGATCAAAACAGCCGGAGCAATCGTACATCTCGTTCATACCGTACCTCCAAGTTTCAGGATTTTTGCCTTCATCTCTTCCACAAGGGCTTCCAACTGAGATATGACATATTTCATCTTGCTGAAGCTCCTCGTTACGGACTCCCACTGGTCTAGGTCGATTTCGACTGTATTCCACGCATGGCCGCAGTTTTCGCATAGTCTGCGGCGGATAATGTTGTCTTCGCATGATGTGCTGCGATAGATTTTGATTTTCTCGCTTCCGCACGTCGGGCACTTCACTTGGCATCCCTCCACTCGTTTGTGTGATACGGGATGCGCTTGATTTTCCGGTTCTCTTGCTCCATACGCTCGTTTTCGGCGCTTACACCAATTGCGGCTAAAATCAAAGCCACAAGAAATACAGCCAGAGCAAGGAACGTGTATCCAAGCATCTCCCATCCGTCCGTCGCGTTCTCAATGGCGTTCCCGCACCCAAGAGCTACGATAGCAAGCGAAATGCTCATACAGCACAGCACCGTGCCTTTAACTGTTTTCATCTCTCTTCACCTCTTTCAAAATAATGTCGAATCCGTTCGGCTTTTTCTCGTTGATAACTATTTTTGCATTCAACGCCTTTGCAATTTTTAGAAGCGTATCGACCCGAACGGAACTTTTCTGCTTCTTTCGCTTGCCCAAGATGCTGTAAATCGTCGGCCTTGATACTCCCGATCTCCGGTTAAGGTCGTTGATGTTGAAGTACCTGGCCCTCATTGCATCTTCCAGCGTCATGCCTTTTTACCAACACTGAAAATCCAGATGGTTGCCATGAGAGCGCCAACACCAATGATGTACCATGTCGCCTTAGCTCCGACCAAAAGCTCGATGTGATGCACCAGCCAGAAGTTCAGCAGAAACGCTGCGAGAATCAACGCTAAGACAACGCCCCAGATCAGGACGATTTCCACGAGTGCTTTCATCTTTCTCCTTTCGCTTGTTGATGTGTTCCAGCCGTTCCTTTTCCCGGCTGTTCCAACGGATTTCACGCTGACCGTAATATTTACCGTTCATCGGGCGGCTCCACCTTCCCCTGACTAAGCAACGTGCTGTAATGTCCATAGTTCATTCCGAGCGACTTTGCCTTGTCGTTTATTTGCTTGATGCTATATCTAGGTGGAATCGGCCTTTGCTTTTCTGGCAGCTTGAATTGATATCCAGCCGGTGCGTATGACCTTTCGGCCTTTCTGGCACAATCTTTGTGGTACTTCTGGTCTGGTGTTTTCTTCACCATCGCCTTGCCGCACCACGCACAAAGACCCATCACTCGTTCGGTCTTGCCCTTCCGACGTCTCCATTTCGCTTGCTGTTCAAGCTGGACGTTGTGTGCGCATACGACACAATACTTCTGGTTTGCGTTCGGAGATTCAAGAAGCGCTCCACAGCGAACGCAGAATTTATTCATCGCGTTCACCGTCTTTCTCTCTGGCTTCCCGATTGCGCCGTTCAAAACACTGGTTCAGCATCTTTTCCATCCACAGCACCTTGTTGGCTTCGTTCCGGGACACGCCCGCTGCCATTGCCAGCTTTAGCCGCCGCTTGCGACTTGGCGCTTTGTAAAAATACGTCACCAACATTCACCAGCCTTTTTGATGATGAAAGCGGGAACGTCCCTGTCGGTAGCCCGGCACAGGCATACGCACTTAGCAATCCAAATGTTCCAATCTGGTGCATAAAATGCGCAATCAAAATTCTTTGACTCTACTTCTCCGTATGCCCTAATGCGAGTAGTAATATAGTTGTACGAGCCAAACCATTCGATACTGTACCCGTCCAAGCACAACTGCTCCATAATCCTCATCGCCAGACACTTTGCCTCGGCAGTCTCCTCTTCTGTCCACTTCAGCTTGTCCGTTTCGTAGGCCTCAACCGCTTTGTCAATGGCGTAGTGCGCTTCTTCTGGGTATTCAAGGTCAACCTTTAAGGTGATAATCTGTTCCATGTTTACCCATCCGCTTTCTGGTTCTTCTTTGCTTTCAAGAAGAGATTTACAAAGTAGACTTGGCCGCGACCGGAAATCTTAGGAGTGCGGTTAATGGAAATGTGGTCGCTGTGTTGAATCGTGGTCTCTTTGATTTCAAACAGCCCCATTTCCATACTCCGCTGCGTCGGCAAGTTGTAATCGCTACGTTTCTGGTCTTTAATGAGATAGCCGTTCTGGCGCAGCCAGTCGAACAAACGGTTCTGGCCGATGTTAATGCCATTTTGCGAAAGCAGCTTTGCAAGCTCACCAACGAGAATGGATTTTTTGCTTGCTGAAACTGCGTCAGCAAAAAGCACTTTCGGCCTCATGGTTTCAATCTGCTTGTCTTTCTCTTCCAGCTCCTCATGCGCTGCGATCAGTGCGGTTGCGAGGAGCTGTGAGCGGGTAAGCTTCGGCTGCTCAGCTAGCTTCTTTTCCATCTCGTTGAACGCTGCAATGTACTTGAGCTTCCACTCAAGAGCAGCCTTTCCGGTAAAGCCCATAGCCAACAGGGTGAAGCCGTCACGGTTCATGAGATAAACCCTCTGTTCCCTTCCGTAGCTGTCTGCTTCGGTGCTTTCAAAAAACATCTGCGCAAAATTGCGCACATCTTCTTTTAGGTTGTCCACCGCCCTGAGAACGTCACGGTGGTTCTTATCGAAGTTCTCTGCAATCTGACGGCTTGAAACCACAGGCTTGCCATTTCGCATGGATAAGATAATGTCGTTCATTTTCCCTCTCTTTCATTCAACAGCTCTTCCAGAGCTTCTTTCACCTTAGCTTCCGCATTTTTAGGCTCACGCTTACCGTTTAGGATTTTTCCCAAGTATTCCGGTGCGCATCCCATTTTTGCAGCAAGCTCTCTGATTTCGATATTGTGAACATGAAGCGTTCCTACAACATCGCCTGTCCACTTAGGAAGCAAATTTTTTTCTCCTTTCTTGTTCTAGTACTTGAACTTTTTGAAAGAATATGATAATATTATGGTGTCAAGCAAAAACATTATCGAACGTTCTTCTATTTGTTCAAAGTCTTTAATTTGTTCTACTGATTGAACCCTGTAGCCCTATTAAAGCACAAGCAGTAGAACTTTTCAAGTGTTTTTGTTCAAGTGGTAGAACTTTGTCATCTTGTACAAACACTGGAGGTATGTTTTGTGTTTTTTGACAATTTCGTAAGGCTATGTGAACAAAAGGGAGTAAAGCCGTCTCGCGCTTTGACTGAAGCTGGCGTTCCAAAATCTGCTTATAGTTATTGGAGAACCGAAGCAAGTGCAGGGAACGATGCAAAGCCGACCAATCAAAACGCCGTTAAGCTGGCACAGTATTTCAATGTTACAGTTGACTACCTTCTTACTGGCGGCCAAAAAGAAAACCCGCCCCAGCAGCCGCAAAGTGAAGTCGATGCAGCAGTGGAGCGGATTAGAAGAAAACTTGAATCTATGCCGAAAGAACAGCGCGAAGCTCTGATGAACCTGATCGAAAAGATGTGAGGTAAGCCCATGTATTACCTGTTATGTGGCTGTGCCTTTTGCTTCTGGTTCATGCAAGCCTTGTTAAAAGGCAATGACCGCGTGCTATATGGCAACAGCAGAAAATATCGTTACCGTAAAAACCGAAAAAAGAAGTGGTTCTGACCCGGTAAAATAAAAGACCCCCTTGTGCCGGGCTGGTGTAGCTCTGCGCAAGGGGTTTTCTGTTATTCTAGGTCTAGTGCTTGCTCCGCTGCCGGAATCTTTTCAGGATGTTTCAGCAGCCATGCAATAAATCGGTCAATCTTGGCTCTTTCCTGTTCACTCATTGTGGCATATCCTCCCGATCGATAAGTACGGATGTTCATTTGATATGATTATACACCTTTCAGTTGTGCAGTCAATACAATTTTAACAACTTTGTTAAAATTAAATGATTTTTCCATCCATTACTTTACATCGGGGAAGCCAAAAATTGCAATGAGTGTCCAATAAAGCCACGATGGTATTTGCTTATTATTTATTTTGCAATACGTCCTTGAGCATGGAACGAAAGGGATTTTCGGGCAGCTTGTCCAGAACATCTGCTTTGACGAGCGCGTTTGTGCTGATGCTGTGCGAAACATTGTTTAGCTGTACAATGGCATCGTCCAAGTCTTTTACGGTTGCTCCACGCCGTTCCATTGACTGGAGGAAAGTTTTCACTTCTTCAAGAACGACAGGGTTATCGGCTTTATAGAATCCATTCGTAAAGTCCATCTTCTTCTCCTTTCACAGTTCCACAAGCTGCCCGTCAATGCGTTCGATGTTGTCTGCCGGGTCTCGCCCATCGTCCAAAGCGGCTACGGCACGCTCCAGAATGCCTTTTGCTTCGAGGTAAGCATCTTTATCAGCTTCGTACCCAGAAAGGCTCAGGACAAGCTCTAGCGTCCGTCTGCGGGCGTATGGAATAATCAGAGTATTTACGGTTCGTTTCATTAGCTTTCCTCCCACGGTTCAGGTGTGTGTGGTTGCCCATCGGGAATGCTGGCGGGCATTCCGTCGATGATTGGCATACGTTCATGGTTCCAAATTACAGTTTCTTTCATTTTGTGTTTCCTTTCTATTTGGAATTTTTTGACAATACAGTTATACCACATCTCGCTGTTTCAATGAAACAGCGGCTTTTTTCAATTATTGTTTCACATTTTGAACAATATATCAGTTAAATTTCTTTGTTTTTGTATCGTTTTGTCGAAAGAGGGGTATTTATGGATGATTATAGGATACGAGTGGCAAAAGCGTTAGAGATGGCAAGAGCGGAATCCGGGCTTAGCCAACAGAAGCTTGCGGACAAAATGGGTGTAGGCCGGACATCCATTTTTCGTTATGAGCAAGGGGCAATGACCCCAGATGCTCCTACTATCATAAAGTGGTTCGTGTGCTGCGGCGTTGCGGCCAAGCCGTACATAGACGCCTGTTTGCACCCCGGCTTATTGGAAAGCCTGGCTGGCGATGCCAGCACCGAGAGAAAGAGAGATACGCTGATAGAACATATCAAAGACGCCCATCCGCAAGAAATTGACCTGCTGTGCTATCTGATCTATGGCAATCACGGCTCAGATTACCTTGCCGTTTTGTGCGAAATGGTAGCCAACCTTCACACGACTTTGCGTGATCGTGTGTCCGTATGCCGTACCGTCACCGGTCATTATGAAATGGCACAGGCCACCAAAACCGACCCAGACCCAGACGGAACACAGCCCAATATGCAGATTTTATATCAGGCACAAGACTGTGGGGAAGCTTCGGCCATGAAACGAAACGATTCTTATACTATCAACGAAAAAAACATTTTGCGCTGATTGTCGAATTATCGCAGTTTTTGAAGAACATTTTGTCCACGTTTATCCACTTTTTGTACACCTATCGGGCAAATTCACCTTGTCATTCCGTCCCCCATAGACTGTAAATCGACAACATTCGAGCAGAATAAACAACGAATTATCGTCAATCTATTGCCTGTAATTTGTTGGCTTGTCAATCTGTCCCCCATAGCATTGAATTAAAAGTTTTTCATCCACTTTTTGTACACGTTAGGTAAACCTAACCGTTAAGCATTTCAACCTTTCGGATGTTAAACATCTGTTTATTTGGCGATATTTGCTTTGTGTTTTCCACTTTTTAAGAGAGAAAGAAAAGATTTTGTGGAAAATTTTCTTCTTCTGCTATTAGTAGAAGTTATTTTATAATCTTGTTAATAGTCTTGTTTTATATAATGTAAAGAGGTGTACAAAAAATGGATATAGGTGTACAGATTGTGGAAATAGGTGTACGAAATGTGGACAGTTAGGTGTACAAGAAGTGGAAATAGGTGTACACTTGCTATTGATTTGTACACCTATCTGTGATATACTCTTATACGAGAGGAGGCGTGATAAGATTGTCTGATATTAAAGGCGGGAACTTGGTTGAAAAAAGCAGACAGCTTGTTTGGGCAAAGTTCACTGATTATACAGCAGGAGAACTACGGTTACTTGAAGTGTATCTTAGCCGCATCAATCCGAGAGACCCTGAAACTTCAACGGTTCAGTTTACATTACAAGAGTATTGCGAGTTTTTGGGGTTGAAAATCAACTCTAGGAATTTGAAAGCACAGGTCAAGCATTTCATCGACAACTCCGTTGAAGTTCCTAGAGGTGACGGTTCAGGCTCGTTTGATTTGTATCCCCTGTTCAGTAGAGCAACTGTAAACTTTGAACCTAGTTTGATGAATATTACTGTGTCGTTATGTTGTAACCCGCTTCTGCAACCTGTTTTCTTCGACATTGCAGAGCGTGGATATGTCAAGTATCGCTTGCGCTACACAGCGAATATGAAATCGCAGTATAGCATTCTGCTGTATTCAATTCTCCGAGAGTTCATCGGACGTGGCGTGAGCCAGCCCGAAATTACGTTGGATAGATTAAGGGAACAGCTTGGTGCAAGAGAACCTAGCTATCAAGAGTTCAAGCATCTTAGGCGGCGTGTCATTGATATTGCGGTAGCTGAAATAAACGAAGTGTCAGACCTGTGCGTTGAATATGACAAGGTCATGAGAGGTCGCAATGCGGTTGCTGTGAAGTTCAATGTAGCTTTCAAGTCTAATGAGCCAGTCATAGACGTGGAAGCTAACGAGGTTGAAAGCGTAGAGCTAAAAGATGTTCCAAAGAGCCAACGACCTGCCAGAAAGCCCCGCAGCGGCGCATACGAGGATGTGGATTGGGCATCTATTGCGCCGGAGATGTCTAAAAGCCAGTGTATCTTGACCGCAAAGCTGGTGGCAAAGAGATTGCCGGAGAAGTATCCGAACATAAAGCCTAACAAGAAAAAAGAAGCTGTTGTGAACATCATTGAGAATGCATACAGGATTCTTGTCAGCGAGCGACTTGATAGGATTGAAAAAGACCCCGGCGCTTATATGTACTCAATTTTGAAAGAAGCAGACCTTGACGATTATGCTACATTTGATGATAGCTTCTTGAAGGAATCAGATGCAGCACATTGAACAGATAATGCAGAAAGGAGAAAAGAGTATGGTTCCAATGTTTCCGAAAGGCTTTGACAAAGACAAGTGGTACATGACTAAAGATGTTATGCCTGATAAAAGCCTAGAAGGATGGCCGCATGGGCTTTTACTTCGTATCGAAGATGAGAAAACAGGAGAAAAAAGTTTCATAACCGGCGAGTACGATACAATCAACGGCAAATGGTTTGATTCCGATGGTAATGAAATCAAAGAAACTGTAATTGCATGGCACGTCACGCCTGTGTTGTGGGTCGGAGACGAGATAAAAGCAGCATGGCCGTTCTACTAAAAAGAAAGAGTGATAAAATGGCAAAAGTTCCATACTCCGTTCTGAATAAAGCGGAACTCGAACTAAATAAAAATTTTGATAATGAAGTGGTTATGTTTTTTCATCGCGGCGATGGCGTGATAAGTCCGATTCATTTGATTGTTTCTCCGCGTGGATGCAGCGAAAAAGAACCTGATGAAGCCATTAAGGTAGGGCAGATTTTAATCGAAGCTGGCAAAGCGGCAAAAGAATTTAAGTATAACGGATATTTTGTGGATTGGAGCAAATAAAAATGGCAAAAATTATAGCTGTCGCCAACCAGAAGGGCGGCACAGGAAAGACCACCACAAGCACCTGTCTGGCTGGTGCGTTGCAGCTGCTCGGCAAGAAAGTCCTGCTGGTGGACTGCGATGCCCAGTGCAACGCAACGGACACCTACGGCGCACAGACAGAGGACGTATGCACTTTGTTTGATGTGATGACCCGGCAAGGCACGGTCGAAGAAGGAATCCAGCACTGTGAAGCTGGTGACATTCTTCCGTCCGACAGTGCATTGAAGGACATTGATGAACAGCTTGTCCGGGACATGGGCAAGAATTTCAGGTTGCGAGAAGCCCTTGAAAGCGTGTCTGAACAGTACGATTACATTGTGCTGGACACTCCCCCGCAGCTTGGTCTTGCGCTTGTGAACGCGCTGATCGCCGCCAACAGCATCATCGTGCCCATCACAGCAGACCGATACGCACTGGCTGGTTTGAGCCAGCTTTCGCAGACCATCGGCGATGTTCGCAGATACTTTAATCCGACTTTGAAGATTGAAGGTCTGCTTCTGAACCAGTACAAGAGCCGTGAGAACTTGTCCAAAGAGGTTGTGGAGCAGCTCCCTGTGATCGCACAGAGCATGGGGACAACGCTGTTAGACGTGAAGATTAGACCGTCTATGGGCGTTCGTAAGGCTCAGGCAGAGCGTCATAGCCTGTTTAGCGGCGACACGGCAAAGAGTACCAGCGCAGAGGATTTCAAGGCGTTGGCGCAAAAAATTGTAGAGGGGGATAAAAATGAATGATATATACCCGCACCTTGTAGAAATGACGTGCATCGAAGATATAAGACGGGTTTATTTCTTAGATCTTGGTGTTTCATTTAATGAATTGTCGGATGAAGAAAAAGAGCTTGCATATAATTCTCAGCAATACCTCGCTAAAAAATACTGTGAAAAACTGAAAGAAAAGCTTTCCGAGAATCAGTGGGCGCAGTCGAAGCACAAACTTCCAAATGAATCAAACAAATACGTTATTGGATTTAGTGAAGACGAATACGATGTAGAAATCGTAAGATACGAAAGAGGTCTTAAAAAGTGGATAGGCAAAGATGGGAAATTGCACAACATTACACATTGGAAGTCTTTACCGGCTGTACCAGACCTCGAAGATGAAGATTGGGAGGAAGAGGAATGAAATCAACCAGCAAAAAATCCACAGGCTTGCTTGGCGGGTTTGATTTCCAGCCGGTTTTTTTGGAACCGGCATTAAGCCGAAGTGAGCCAAAGGAAGAAGAAGTAAGCCAAGCAAAGCCGAACGAAGCCGAACGAGTGCAGATTAAGCCCAATGAAGCACAGTTAGGCGATATTAAGCCGAAGCAAGCCAAAGACAGCGAAACACAGCCGAACAATGCCGTAGTAAGCAAAAGTAAGCCAAAGAAATTGAAACAGGCGAAAGAAGTTCAGCGTCTTATCGAACAAGGCGATGTGCCAGGCGCACTAGCCGAAGCTGGTTTGACAAAGAAAAAAATCCCGATGCCGGAATCGCATCAGGGCGTTGCAAGTGGTGATGGCAAGCGTTCAAAGCGCATTACCATCCTTATGAGCGAGGAAGAACGCAAGTACATCAACCGTGAAGCACGGCGGCACGGAATGACGATTGGACAGTTCGTATATGCTCTGGCGGTTGCGGCGGCAGAGGGGAAGATTGAACTGGAAGATTTTCTCGAAGATTGAACCAAAAATAAAAAACACGCATTTTCTAACGAATTGACGTTAAAATGCGTGTAGTTTTCGTGCTATTGACATTCATGCTAGCAAGTGTTATACTATTATTGCTAGCCAACAAAGGAGGGATTGAGTTGGCTAAAAGTAGCGCAGAGTATTATCGAAAGCGTCGTGAAACCATAGGTCAGTTCAGTGTTCCAATTCCGAGAGAGAAGCTCGATGCTTTAACGGCAAAGTTAAAGGAACAAGGGAAAACAAAGACCAAATGGCTTAACGAGATGATAGATAAAGAACTTGAGCAATAAAAAATCCCCTAAACTGTTCGTAACTTGGCGGTCTCAGACAGTTTAAGGGATTACACTCCATACAACTATGGATGATAAATCCATTATATCATCTTCATGGTTGTATTACAAACAATATTTTGTGGTAAAGCCAATGAACATTCCGGCAACAAAAGAAGAAATTCTTGAAAATTTCAAGAAAAACAACAATGGCCGTCCGCTCAATAAGGATGATTACGAGGTTGCGGAAGCGTTATCTCGCATCACTTATAAGGCGTATGAGGTCGGCATGGAAGATGCCAAGCAGATGAATATGGAGGATATGATGGATAATAAGAGATGTAACGCACTTCACGTTTTCAAGAGCAAAAGTTTTGGTCAGCTTCGCACGATTGAAGAAAATGGTAAAATTCTTTTCTGTGCTTCTGACGTGGCAAAGGCACTGGGGTACATCAATCCGAGAGATGCAATTTCCCGCCATTGTAGGGGTGTCGTGAAACGCGACGCCCCTACGCAGGGAGGAATCCAAGCAATCGCTTTTATCCCGGAAGGAGACGTCTACCGTCTTATCACCCACAGCAAGTTGCCCGGCGCAGAGAAGTTCGAGAGTTGGGTTTTCGATGACGTTCTTCCGTCTCTCCGAAAGGATGGCTATTACAGCCTTGCCACGCAGGAGAACAAGCCTGATACTCAGAACGATGCAATCTTGCAAGTGCTGATGAAGAACACGGAAGTCCTGCAAGCTATCGTCCAGCAGAACCAGCAGATTATGATCGCGCTTACCAACCTGTCTGTCAACGATGCAAAGCGCACGATGGAGATTCAGCCTTACACTTCCCATCAAGGGCAAAAAGGTGACGGAAAACGTAGCAAGCGAATCACAATCCTTATGAGCGACAGCGAGCGGACGTTTGTTACGAGAGAAGCACGCAAGCACGGATTTACGGCAGGGGAGTACATCTACAACCTGTCCGTTGCAGCATCGAAAGACCAGGTTGACTTAGGCTGAATTGGCGGCTGAATTTTCAGCTCTGATAGTAAATAAAAAGGGGGTGTGCCCAAAATTGGGCAGACCCCCTTTTCTGTTTTACTTATCAGCAATGCAATCCCAGTAGAGATATGCCTTGCCGTCTGCGGCATCTGCGTCCTCAAGGAACGCCTTTGCCATGTCAGCGTAGAAGCCCGGAGTGTCAACGGACTGGCGCTTTGCGACCTGACAATAATCCGAGTACATCATGTTCATGACAGCCCAGAAATCGTTCGGGTCACAGGTGATGTTGCGCTGTTTGGCAACGTCCTGTGTCTGCTCCAGCGTCCAGTGACAGCCCTTTGTACCATCAGCGTTCACCATGCTGTCACACCATTCCTCTGCTTCATCGTGGGTGAGGTGCTGGCGTGGCATCATGATGGAGCGGCTGTCTGCACCGCCACGTTCGTACTGTCCAGACCGCTTATCCCAGTCGCCGTTCTGCGAGAAGCCAATTTGCGGCATTCTGCGCCCATACTCAACGTCAGGGTAGCGGGGGATAGGGTAGGGGTCGATGTAGCGGTTCTCCTCCTGCGGATAGTAGGGATAGCGGTCGCCACCACCTTCCAGCTTGCGCAGACGGCGTTCCATCTCACGTTCCCTGCGGTCACGCTCTTCCTCAAGACGGTCACGTTCCGGCTCACGGTTTTTGTCGTGTTCGCGGAGCATCATCATGCGGCGAAAATTGTTCTTGCCCATAATCTATACCTCCTCAAGAAATGGACGCTGGCGCACCAGCGTGGGAACGGCAGAAGCAGCCAAGATATTTGAACGTGCTGGTGCCGGTCGCAGACGTTACAACGCGGGTAGCATAGCGGGTGCGGGTGTGGATGCTTTCAGCGGTTGCCTGAGCACAGTTGCAGTCGGTCAGGGGGTATGCGGTCGTTCCTGCACCGATGGTAATGACCACAGGGGCGTTGATGGTGGTCGTGTCCGGGATACTCTGGGCAACCACGATGCAATACTTCTCTCCGTTCTGGTATGCGCCAGCAGGGATATTGATGGTCAACGTATCGTTGGCAAACGTGACAGACTGGCTTAAGACCAGATGGGGGCAGAGTTTGCAGCTTGTTTTGCAAGCCATAATGTTTTCCTCCTAAAAAATCAGGGGCAGAGGTGCCTTACCCCTGCCCCGATGGTTCACCCGGTTTTATCGGGGAGTGTGTAGGTTAGCAGCAGCCGCAGCAGTTCACGCCCACGTTGGGGTTTGCCACCTGATAAGCGGGAATCGGACGAGGATTGACCCGGTTCAGGATGGTATCGGTCTGCTGAGACATCACGGTGGTCAGAAGCGCATTCTGGCGATCCTGAGAAGCGGCGAACTTGAGGTTCTGGTTCTCGGCGGTCAGAGTGGCAATCTTGTCCTGCGTGAAGTAGTCCATCATGCTGCGGAAGTTGGCGTTGCAGTTGTCCACGATGGCGCGGGCGTTGTCTGCGATAGCCTGACGGGTAGCGCAGTCCTCCGTTGCGATGGTGTACTTCAGGTCGCCGATGAGCTGCTTGTTCTCGCAGCAGCAAGATGCAAGCTGCGTGGCAAGTGCGGTCTGACCAGCCTGTCGAGCGTTGCCCTCTTGCATGATGGCAAGGCTAATGGCGTTGTCACCATTGGAAACGCTGCGTTCCAGACCGTTTACGAGCTGTGCGTTCTGGTAGCCAAGCTGACAGATGGCGCTGTTCACACCAGCAAAGCCGTTTGCGATGTTAGTGTTGACGCCGTTCATCTGCGCCAGCTGGTCATAGCCAAGAGAGCAGATACCGCTCTGGATGCCTGCCAGAGAACGGGAGGTATCCTGCTGATAAAAACCCTCAGACAGAGCCGCGCGGGTGTCTGCACCACCCTGACCAGTTGCGCCAGTGCCGACCAGGTAGGGGATGTAGGCGTTCATGCCGTTGTCGCCGCCGTTCCGGCCATAGCCGTTTGCGCCCCAGCCGAAGATGATGGCGAGGATGATAACCGCCCACAGACCTTCGTTGCCGAAGAATCCGCCGTTGTTATTGCCGCCGTCCTGCCCAGCCAGATAGCCAGTTGCAAAATCGTCCATAACAAAACTCCTTTCAGTTTTGCGTTATGCTATCCCACCGCCGTATGCGATGGGCGAAGCCAAACAAATGCGGTTTTTGTCAAGTCCGCAAAACTGAGAAGCGTTTCGCTTAGAGGGATGCGTTATCGGGGCAGCGTTAAATTCAGGACGCTTGCCAGCTGGTTCAAATCGATGCCACGTTCTTTGGCGAGGTTCTGTGCCATCGTTCGGAGCTGTGCTTCGTTCTTACCCTGAATCAGGTTCAAGCCCTGCATGATGGGGGCGCTTTGCCCACCCAGCTGCTGGATAAGCCCCATCGGGTTCTGCCCGGCACGAGCCAGATTTGCAAGCTGCATGATGGGGCTGTGAGTAATCATATCAAACGGAGAGGACATTGTTTATTCTCCTTTCTTCGCTGCGGCAGTGGGCTTAGAAAAGCTCTTCTGCCACTTTTCCAGTTCGTCCAGCCGATGCACAAGGGCGTTGTACTGCTCAATAGGCACGTACTGCTGTGTCGGTGCAGCGGTCTGCTGTGCCTGTTGTGCTTGCATCTGCCGCCATGCTTCCGGGCTGTAGAACTCCTGTACATAGGATTCACAGGTGTCCGGGTTGAGCCGCTTGCAATAGATCACACCGCTGCGCAAGTCCGGGCAGTAGGTCGGTCTGCCGTACAGGTCAGACGGTATTGCCAAAAACTCCTCCCTGCTGGAAACAGGTCTACCAAGCAACCAACCGCCATCTTGTGCCGACTGCTGAACAGGCTGTTGCCCATTCATCGGCTGCGGACGCTGCGGTTGTGCCTGTTGCATCTGCATGTTGGGTAGGGGAGTGGCAAGTCCTACCGTGCCCATGCCGCCGTAAGGATTGACAGGCTGCTGCGGAACGTAGGGCGCCCCGGGTGTCGGATAATAGCTCATAATACATCCCTCCTGATGCTCCCAGTGTACCGCATCGGCAAAAAGTGAAGGACAACGAACGCCAAACGAAGGACAAAAAAGAAAAGCGCCCACACGGAAAAATCCGCATGAGCGCTTAACTGTTAAGGGCTTCACATTGGAAGCAAAAATAAAATATCACGTTTTGACTTGCAAGACAAGAGTTTCGACAAAACTAGTGGAAATAAAACAAAAAGACCCCCGATGCTCCAAACGAAGCACCGGGGATTTTATGCCGCCGAAACGACAAAGTCTAAAATCAAGAGAGGAACTGCCCACAGGCAATGCAGCTCTCTACAAAGGCCATAGCCTTTCAAACATCCGCCCTAATGCGCTTCTTTGAGAGGCCGGGTGGATTTGTTGAGATTATTATACCACAATCCGTGCAAAAAGAAAAGCCAGCGGGTAAACGTTCTTCCGCTGGCTCTCTGTACACATTTATCCGAAGTGTGTGTACTCTACTTCAGACGGTACAAATAGTATATCACACATCCAGCATTTTTTCAATGCCTTTTAGCCGGTACCCTATCGCTGTCCGGCTGTAATGTGTCTGTGCTGCAATGTCCGGCAGTGGAAGCCGCTCAACGTACCGCAGTAAGGCTATCTTACGGTCTGCCCTCCCAAGCGGTGCGCTTTTGATAGCGGCTGTCATCTTCTGTCGGTCAAGTCCTTGCAGCGCAGCGGGTAGCACCACACGAGCCGCCGCCACAGGCAGCACCGAGCCAGAAGGGCTGCGGCAACTGTCCGGCGTTACGTACCATATTGCCAATGCTGGCGAAACGGTGACATTTTGTCACCATTTTGTTGGCATTGCCTAGATGACATGTTTTCGTGAGGCCACGAAAACATGCGCAGACCATTTTCGTGATGTCACGAAATTGTTCTTGTGCGGCGTACATCCCGGTAATATTACCGAGATGTTGGTATGTAGTGCTGCTCATGGCTTTACTCCTTGCTATCCAAAACGGTTACTGCGTACACGCGGAGGCTTTCCAGCTTTTCGATAACGGCATTATAAGTTGCTTCCGTTGCGATGTGTGCGATGCGCTCCAGCTCGTTGTTCTCTTTTGATGCAGCGATAATTTCATCCGCAGATACGCGTTTCATGGTTTCAATCAAATCGAGCAAATCTTCGACATTTACTGCGTTCATGTGTTATGCCTCCTTACAGTGTGATTTCCTCAGCGTCCGCCTTGTCCTCCGCGTCCAGCGCATCGTAGTACGCTTGTGCAAGGGCTTCCACCTCTGCGATGTCGTCGGCGTCTAACAATCCGCTGTCCAGATGGGTGTACGCCTTGTCCAGCCAGTATGCCACATCGCGTCCAGCGGCGATTTCCCGCTTGATGGAGCGCAGGGTCAGGTCGTGTCGGGCTTTACTTTTGATTGCCATAGTCAGTCCTCCTTTATGTCGTTGTCATGGACGCTACTGCGTCCTCAAGGTCAGTGATGCGTTTGATGGGGTCAGCCCTGCCGGTGACGGTTGCACTGTCTGCATCGGTCAGGACGGTGTTCACGCCGCTCAGAGCGGGGATAGGCTGTGCGCCGGTTGCGGTGAAGGGCACAGGATCTGCCAGCTTATAGCAGACTTGCACGGGGGTTCCGGCGGCGTACTGGGCGGCGAGGTATGATTTCAACGAATCTACAGTGCTCAGCGACGCCCAGCGAATGTATAGAGAAGTATTCCATCCGTCAAAACCATTGTTGTTATTATTTGCGCTAATATGCACAGACGGAAATGCTGTACATTTAGCTCCCAAAGTGGTTAATGAAATCTCGCCAATATGCAAAATTTCAATCACAAAATACGGATATAGCGCACTTGTATCTTGCATCCAGTTTTCCGTCCCGTCCAGCGTCAGTAGCTTCCACGTCTCCTGCCCCTCTCCCGTCACTGCATCCACCGTGCCGCCGTAGATGGTGCGGGGCAGAGTAAGGGTGGCGGTTTGGCCGGTGTAAGGGGCATAGGTGGTGGGGGCGATGGTGCCAGGAACAACTTCAATTTGGAATTTGAAGTTGTTGAATACTGTGCCATCTCGCCAGCATTGGAGCATAAAAATAAGCTCGGTTTCTACCAGCGCAGCATTGCTTGCAATATACGCATCAAGGTTTGTGCTGGTTGTATTACCACGGAAGTAATGATCAAAATCCGTTGTGAACAGCGAATAGGCAAAAGTAATGCCGTCACCGCTTCCAAGAGAGGCACTTCCGCTCACCTTTTTGACGTACATGGTGTAGGTTTTCCCCGCAACCCAATGTAGCCGACACATTCCAATATCGATATTGCCTTTTCCAACAAGTGTTCCGTTTAACGTAATATTTTTTTCTGCGTCTACTGCTATTTTAATACCTAAAGAGGAATCATTTGTGCTAAAAAGCTCAATAACATTCTCCCCACACCGTTCGACAGTCACGCTGTCCCTGCCCTTTATAGGCCGAACATTGTCAGGTGATGGGTCACCGCTGCCTTCCTGCGTCGGCTCCCAACTCACCTTACAGCCAAGCGGATAACCTGACACCGGGTAGCACACAACAGGGTTGCCGCTTTCCTCCAGCGGCGGGCAGAGCATATCCACGATGTGCTTGCTGCTCCATGCGTCGGCTCCCACGGTGGTATCATCGATTTGTGTACCATCTTTTCCGTCTTTACCATTTAGGACATCAATTGTTTTTGTACCGTCTTTGTCAGTGATGCTGATACGATGGCCATTTTCGATGGCAGTTACAGTTACAACCGGGGATTTCCCGTCATTGCCGGGCTCGCCTTTGAACTCACCACTGGCAATGCCGTCCTTCAGCTCCTGCAAGCTACCAGCGGCTTGCTGAGCGCTCTGATCTGCATTGCCCGCACTGGTGGCGGCTTCATTGGCGGCGGTCTTGGCGGCTTCTGTAGAGGCTTCCACCTGCCGGAGAGCCTTGTCTCGGGCCGTGTCTACTGCCTGTGTGGCGGCCGTCTTGGCAGCTTCTGTAGAGTCCTTCATCTGCTGAAGAGCCTTGTCACGTGCCGTATCCACAGCCTGTGTGGCGGCCGTCTGCTTGTCACCGATGGCTTTCAGCGCGTCCTCTTTGGCGGTGATGGTGTCAGAAAGAGCCTTCCCGGCCTTTTGGGCAGATTCCTCAGCTTGCTGTGCGGCGGTCTGGGCATCGGTCTTGGCTTGCTCTGCGGCGGTGGCATCGGTGTGCACGGCATCCACCAGCTGCTGCCATGCAGGGGTGCCCGGTTCCGGCTCTGTGCCGTCCTCTGTGCCGCTGTTGGCGCTCACACGATACCGCAGATCTGCGCTGGTCACGGTCTTGGTGCCGTCGCTGCCCTCAAAGGTGATGCAGCCATTGCCGGGCTGTGCGGTCACGCTGGCGGGCACGTCCACAGAGCCGTCCACAACCAGCGAGGATGCCGGGTCTTTGCCGTCCGGGACGTGCCAGAAGCAGCGGATGGTCAGCCCCTCCCACTCGCCGGTGGCAGTGACGGTAAGGCGGTACACGCCCCGGTTCTTGGTATAGCCAAAGCGTGCCAGTTGCTCATATCCCGACACTTGAACACTGCCGTTTGATGCGAGATGTACGCTCTGCTCAATCATAGGTTTTACTCCTTTTCCAGCGCCGCTTTCATGCGGTCAAAGAAAAACTGAATCACCTTGCTCATGGTCTCTTCGGTGATTGCCCACGAGACCAGCTTGCCCCACCGGCTGTTGTCCAGATAGTGACGCAGCATCTTAACGCACCATGCCTTGCGTTCTGCGCCGCGCTTGGTGCCCTGAATCTCGTGCTCCGCCCTTGCAATGAGGTCGAGCACAGTGCCCTTGACCGCTGCGCCGTAGCCCAGACGAATAAGTCCCAGCACAAGCGATACAGCGCCCACAACGATGAGCACCAGCGCCAGCCATGCGGGCAGCGGGGTGAGAATGGTGTTAAGGATGGTTTCCATGTGTTTCTATTCCTTTCAGTCACAGAGGGGCAGGGCTTTGGCCCGGTTATACAGCTCCGTGCCGGTTCCGTTGCCGCCCAGTGCGTGATAGCTTTTGTAAAGATATTCGATGTTTTTCAGGCCGCCAGTGTCAATGCTGCCCTGCTTGATGTAAAAGGTACAGGACTGGTACAGCCGGTCGTGCATGATGGCCAGAAGGCCGTCTTTGATGGTCTTGTACTCGGTCACCTTTTTGACAAGGTAGCCCCAGCCAAGGCTCAGTAGCCCGATGGCCCATTCCGTCCAGTGCGCAGAGATGTACGAGAGAATCTGCTGCATGAGCTTACACCTCCCGGAGCCGGTCAAGCCCCTTTTTCGCAATGATGGCGGCGTAGTCCTTATATGCGTGGCTCAGGTCTACCGGGCCGCTCACACCGGGAATCTTGCCCTTGCTGGTGTACTGCCACATGCCAAAGGGCCAGCCGGGGGCGGGCTTCTTGCCGCGGTATGCCGCCAGCCATACGTCGTAAGGCTTCAGCGCCGCGCCGCCCATGTAGAGGTTGTTCTGCGCGAAATACAGGCCGGTGTACAGCATGGCATACACGCCCCAGCTCTCCACGACGCTCAGGCAGTAGGCCACAAGGTCGGTGAGCTTGCTCTTGCCGAGGGCCGTCAACTGCGCGTCCTCAATGTCCACGGCGATGGGGAGCTGGAAGTTCCTGCCGCCCAGCGCAGAGCGGAAGAACGCCAGCTCCCTGTCGGCTTCGGCGCGGGTGACGGCCTTGAAATAGCCATACACGCCAACCGGGATGCCCAGCCGGGCACACTCGGCGTAGTTGCGGGCGAAATATGGGTCGAGGTAGGGCTTTCCGTTCTTGTTGCCCATGGCGCGAATCATCACGCCGTCGATTTTTCCGCTGCGCTTCACCGCGTCCCAGTCGATACGCCCCTGCCAGAGGGAAACGTCTAGAATGGTCTTATCAGCCATTTTTCTGCGCCTCCTTGTCCAGCTCGGCCTGTACGCGGGACCGCCAGCGGGTCGGAACGTCGTCAATGGTGAAGGTGCCGTCAAGCTGGTGGAGCTTGATCTGCGTCACGTAAAATAGTACCATGTCATACCTCCTGTGCAGCCAGCTCAATGAGACCGGCTTCCAATGCTGCCAGCCGCTCCTCTGTGGTGGGCAGGGTGCTTGCCGGTTCCGGCTCCGGCACCGTGCCGCCCTCTGCCACCTCGTAGCAGTCGGCTTTATCCTCAATGACCCACAGCGTGTCGCCCACTGCACAGGCGGCGTTGTGGGCGTTCACCGCCTCGGCCATCGCGGCATAAGCGGTACACTGCTCTTGTGTCTCCACGGGCTTGGCGATGGTGTAGCCCAAAGAAATTTCTTTCATGTGTCTTCCTCCTTACTTCCAGCGACCGATGGCAATATAGCTATACTTCATACTGTCTGCCGTTCCGTTTGCCGCAATAGATACTCGGATACTCGTCGTGCTTGTCCACGGTGAATTTCCGTTCCAATATGCTGCATGATCTCCGCCATTTACAAATCCAGCCGGATTAGAAGAAAATGCTACGGGGAAGTTCACGGTCAAAATCCCGGAGTATTGCAAAAAAAAGCTTCCGTCATTACTTGTTTTGACGGGCATCGTTCCGTTTCCCCAGCAAATCTGCGTGCCATCCCCAAAGCGGACGTAGCCAACGCCGGAGGCGACAACGCCGTTGTCTGCAGCCCCTTCAAAGCGGGTAGCTTTAACGATACCTTCACGACAATCAATACAAACAGCCGTTTTCCCTGTATAGGTTTGGTTTTGACTGTTCGTGGTAAAAGAAACGCCATTCCAAGAGCGAATTACGAGATTGTTCAGAGGCCCTCCCGGGGCGTTAGCCGCGTCTTCTTCGCCCAATAAGATAGAACCGCCTGTGAGCATATAAGAAGTGAACTCAAGCTTACCCGCCATCGTCCCGCCCGTCAAATCGAGCTTCCCCGCCAGCAGCTCATCCACAGCGGCTTTGCTGTAGAAGATCACGTTGCCGTCCTCGTCGAGAATGACGTCCTTGTTCGCTTTTTTGTCAAGCGCGTCACCGGTGGCCTTTGCATCCGCCGGTGCGTTCTCGATGCTCAGGGTCTTATCCGTCCCCGCCTTGGCCCCGGCCTCGTCAGCCGCCTTCTTGGCAGCTTCCTCATGTTTGGCCGCGTTGGCCTCCGACGTCGCCGCCGCCGTTTTGAAGACCGCCGCATCGCCGGCCGCGTTCTCTGCCTTCGTGGCACTTCCCGCCGCAACGTCTCGTGCCACTTCCGCTTGTTGTCTCGCAATGTCTGCACCAGCAACGTCCGAAAGGGTGTTCAGCGTTTCAGCATTCATCGGAGTGCCTTCAATTTCAGGCTCATCATTGCGAACCAGTGTGACAATTTCCGATGTGCCGTCAGACTTTATCATCGTCCATCGGCCCGGATACTTTGCCTTGCGGTCAACAAATACCATAGTAAGGTTCACCTCCGCATATTGGCTCTGAGCAGTAAAGCAAGTGGTCGTTTGCAATTCGCTCTACTTCGGCCAGAATTGTTTCAATCAGGTTCATGGTCTGATATGTCAAGTTGTTCATACTTGCCGGTGTGTCGGACAATCCACCGGGGCCGCTGCATTTGGCTCGGATGTTGGAAATGTTCACAAGCCAGCGAGAAGCGTCCGAGACAGTCAAGTATCCATTTACATCCCAATCGGTTTTTACCGAAACAGATGCGTTCAAGATGGACGCGATCTCTTGGATTCCACTTTCAATGCGGTTATAGTCCATGTAGCTTAGAGCGCCTTTCATGCCAGCCAGCCATTCTGTTCGCTCTTCTTCAGTCCATGTATTCAATCGGCCTTTCTCGGTCAGCTCAGTAACGCGACGGACGTCTTCATTCGTTCTATCGGTAATCCATGTTGACATATCTTCACCTCAAATCATTAGATTTCCGTTTGCATCCACTTCCAGATTTGCAGGAAGGGTAAACGCAGGACGAGCAAATACATTTCCGTTGTTCGCCCAAACGCTTGCACTGGAACCTCGATAAGAACAACATACAACGCCGTTTTCTGCTCGCGTAGCATCGTCTCCGCTCAAACCGTCCACAGACCCATCAGTCAAGCGGCTTCTAGTCCAACAATAGGACGTTTCGCTATTGAGAATCTGCTTAGCAGTCGGGAGAGCACCGTTGCTATTGTCAGGGTAAGCGTAATAACCTTTGGTGCCGATTCCAAGTTCTTTTGCGGTCAGCAGGAAAACGCTTGCAGAAACTTGCGAAGTAAATCCCGATTTCTTTTGTAAAACGGTTTGGCCCATTTGATTTTTCACAGAAGCGCTGAACAGGTTTTTGTAATCCCCATTTAACCAGTTCGTGATTTCAGCAGGGCCGTCATTATAAGAAGGAACGACGAAATAACTATCCTCATTATATCCCTCTCCGTAATGGTAGTTGTTCCAGAAATCGTTGTAACGCCCCCAATAATAGAACCAGCGATTTTCTTGATAAGTGGTATCATACAGCCAATATTTCTGATTTGGGTTTGCATCAACCTTGTTGAAACGCAGCTTTCTGAACCCATATCTGCGGACGAACAAGGTTCGGCCAGCACCGTTATGATCGGAAAGATAATTATGCTGCGCAAGGATGAAATCGACCGCTGCGCCATTCTCCACGATTTTAACAATCGTACCATCAGGCAGATTGGAAAGTGCAGAAGATTGGGTGGAAATGTTCAGGCTTGCAGATTCTCCAAATGCACTTGCAGTAACCGTTGCGCTGCCCTTGGAATTCCACCAAATGCGACAAGTAGAAACACCACCGCTGTTGCTGAGAACTTGCAGACGAACAGCGCCGCTACTCGTGCTCCAATTGATGCTCGGAGCACTCGAAACAGTCGGGTGGAAGGTTGCGGTAACGTCGTTGTACTGACTCCAAGAAAGGTTTGCCGAACTATGGCTAAGCGTAATATAAGGTGCTTCTGCGGTCACCTGACAAGATGCAGAAGAATTGCCAGCGCTTGCGGTCACAGTAGCAGTTCCTTTATGAGAATACGAAACGCGGCAAGTGGAAACGCCGTCAATGTTGGTCAAAACGTCCAAGTGCACAATGTTAGCAGGAGACGCGCTCCAACCGATTGTGGGGGAATTCATAGATGCAGGAGTTAGCCGCGCAGTTAAAATACGAGAATCGGCATATTGAAGAGAAAACAAGCTTTGGTCAAGAGATACCGAAGCAATGTCAGAAAGCATATAACCCTCCAACGTTCCATTAAAACAGCCGTTGAAAGTGTACTTTGCATTCGTGACAAACATTTCCGACGCATAGCCAAAACTGTGATTGAGCTTTACATGGTCAAGCGCGTCAATATGAGGACTGGCGCGATATTCCAAACTCGCTTTCTTTCGCGTGGAGAGGATGGAGTAGGCTTCCGTCATGGAATTCTTGCCCTTTTCCAAAATGGAATCGTTCAGCAAAGGATTGCTGATAGACTGCGTAACACCGTCAACGTTAGAATTGCTCGGATAAAGGCGCGTTGTATTGTTAACACTGCAAGAGACGTCTTTCAATCGAGGCGAAAAAGTGATTTCGGGCCATTGATAATTGTTCATCGGGTCGATTTCATAGACCTCAGAAGAAGAACCCGCAAAAAACGTAGGCCGTTCGATTCGAATTTCACCCTCGCGAGTTTGGTACAAGACCATACCCGCTGCATTTGCAGCCATCTGCAAAATATCCGAGTTCTTGTAGGAAGAGTTATTCTCTTTGCTGATATCTACGGTGTAATCCTTTAGCTCATCAGAAATAGAATAAGACGCAGTGTTTTCAGGAAGCCGAGAAAGCGCGTCAATGCAAATATCGTACAATGTTCCGCTTTTTCTGCCAATATATGCAGAGTCCATCAGGAATCCGAGAGCATCGCGAGCAACAAAGGAAGCTTCAATGCCGTTTGCCGGAACGCTCCATTCAGACATAAAGAATTTGCCGCCGTTAATCCACTCGGTCGTTCCATCAATATCCATTCCGTAGCTGACTGTAACAAGCTGGCGCTCATAAAGGTATCGATACATACCTTGTGGGTTCAGAGGGTTCCACGTTTGTTGGCTATTATCAAGAGAAAAAGAAATGCTATCCTTGGAAAGCTGACCGGATATCGGGTCACGATTTGACTCATGAGTGTAAGAGATCAAGTTGTTTTTTGTATAAGCCAGCCTGAAACCGACCATGAACCATTCAATTCTTGCCCTACGGTCAGGCAAGCACCAAGACAAGACCTCAAGAGTGATTTTATCGTAGCCGGAGATTTCCCAATCGACTTCGGCTCTAACACTGCTATTATCGTTGACAGTAATCGTGCTTACTTGCGTGTCTCCAGAATATGCCGTGAGCTTAAAGCTTTTGGCGTATTCGTTCAACGTCCCAGACCACAAAATCGTAACACCGGGAATAGGTCTCGTGTGAAGTCTGCTGAAAGTAAACGTCAGCTTCGGATGGTTCGATTCAGAAACAATATCGCGGCTGATATATCCGGCATCATCGGCAGAAGAACCGGGCACTGGCGAAAGCAAAAATGTTCCGTCAAGCAAATGAAGATTTGGCTCTCCGGTTGCGTACTTTGCAATCGAACGTTTATCGTTTTCGGATGTAATGCCGGAAACATTGCTGAACAACGTTTGACTGTCGGCGCTTGCAGAAGAGTCTTTTTGGACGCCCGGCTCTGTACTGTCATAGAAAATCTTGATAAACGTCTCAGGAACAAGCGTTTCGTCAAATTTGCTTAGCCATTTTTGAGAAGGGTGTTCCATTTTAGACCTCCACAAGCGCCAGTTTGCATCCAGCCCAGCCCATTACGTTTCCGCTGTTTGGGCTTCGCCTCCACATACCGGATGTGCGGTCGGACACATACATCTGCCGGGTTTCATAAGTGTTTGTTGCTTGGTTCAAGAACCGAACCGAGCAATAAAAATTCTTGGTAAACAGGCTAAGGACGGTTGCCCACTGGGCTGCAGTCAGGTAGTTCCACGACAGCGATACTTTTGCAACATCGTGTCGCACGACGGCCCCGACCACTTTTCCTTGAGTATTTCGTCCGGAATCCACAATCGTGCTTGTGGTTGCTTCATAAGAGGACGGTTCAGGCAATGCCGTACCGTTCACTGTGACCAGTGCTGGAATATTTGCCATAGAACTGTCGCCTCCTTAGTAGCTGTATGCTTCCGTTCCCATCAGGGACATTCCGCGATCGCTCTGACGTTTTTCGACCGTAGAAGTGATTTCCTTTCCGTCGAGATAAACCCGAACAGTAAAGTTCCCGTTGTCCGTGTCTCCGAAACCGGATTCCTGCAAGGCGGAAACGAAGCCTTCCTTTACCGCGTCACGCAGTTCAGACGGGGTAAGCTCTGCCGACCGAGTATAACTGCTAGAAGAATACGAACCGGAGCCAGACGCCTGTTCATATTCGCTGGTTCCCGGAACGTTGGAATAATCCACGTTTCCAGAAGCGATAGAATCAACGGCTGGGCTGCTTTCCCGACTTGCTGCAATCTTATCTGCGTATTCAAACAGCGGGTTTTTCACGTATTCGATTTGACCGCCCCAGAGATGAGCGACAAGGTTGTATGCGCCAATCATAACGTTGACGCCGTTAACGAATCCCTGAATAAACAGACCCAGCAAACGAACGATTCCTTCAAAAATATAGGACATGAAATTCTTCAAGCCGCCCCACACGGAAGAAATACCGCCTGCAACATCGCTATTCGTTCCGGCTAGATTGAGCAAAGCGCCAGCCAGCATTGCAATCAGCGAAACAACAAACAGAATCGGGTTTGCGTCCATTGCAATATTTAATCCGGTTTGCGCCGTCGTAGCCGCAACGGTCGAAGGAACCAACTGGCCGATAAAGCTCGAAGCCATACCGGTAATGTTGTTCCAAACGCCACTCAGGTTGCTTGTCAGCCAAGTAAGGCTGTTTTCTGCAATAGACTTAATTTGTGCGCGCTGCTCATCATCCATCGCATGATAGAAATAGGAAGCCGCCCACTTACCAAGAGACTGCAAATCGCCCTTCTCGATGGCAGTACCGAGCGTCTTCATACTGCCCAAGAAATCAGTCTGCAAGCTGGAATCAATTTGCTGCCACTGGGTATCCAGACCGTTCAAGAACCCGGTAACGTAGTTGGTCGCCTGAGTAGAACCAGCGGCAATCAGCTCGTTGCCTTTCTCCTGCACAGCGTCTACAACGTCCTGCATAGCAGTGGTGACGTAGGGGATAGCGGCAGCGATACCGTTTGCAAGGCCCTGATCGATGTAACCACCAATCTCATAAAACACTGTGGACGGCGAATGGATGCCAAGTGCATCTTTGAAGCCGTTGATAAATCCATCTGTGAATCCCTTGATTCCGTTTGTGACGGTACTCCAAGCGTCTTTTAGGCCATTGATAAAACCGTCCCAAATAAACTTGCCAAGTTTTCTTAATTCTACAGGAAGCTTTTTGAACTCACCGACAATAGACGAAATGATTTTTGGAACTTCAACAACAACAAAAGCCACCATTCTTTCTCGCCATTCGGAAATAGTGTCAACAGTCTTTAGGATTGCAGTCAAAATATTTTCCGGCAGTTCTTCAAAAAACTTAACAACAGACGAAACGATTTTTGGAACTTCGGTTGTTACAGTAGTAACCATGTTTCCAACCCACTCCCCGATTTTGCCGACAGCAAAGCCAAGGGAATAGCCGATTTTTTCAGGAAGAGAGTTGAACCACTCGCCAATGCTGTTTATGATATTCCCAACCTTTCCGGGAAGAGAAGTCATAAAATCAATGGCTGCATTCCACTTGGTAACGATAATTTGCTTGATGGCTTCAATGCGCTGCTCAAAAACATTTTCGACATAATGCATTTTAATGTCGGCTTCTGCGGCAGCATCTGTTTTTTCGCCACTCTCTTTAGTGCCCCATTTGATACCAGCCCAGTGAAGAACAAGGCCAATACCGACACCAGCAGCGGCAACAGCTCCAGCAACAGGAAGGCTTGCGCCAACAAGCAATGCAACGCCAGCACCAGCAACACCGCCAAAAATTCCCATCAAAGCAGCAATGATGGTGTCAAGAACCGGAAATTCTTTCAGCTTTTCGCCAAGAGAGAATGTAATTCCCGCAAAGGTAATAAGACCTGCAAGACCGATAGAAAGCGTTGCGGCTGTACCAGTGGCTACCCCAAGATTGGTAAGTAGTGTGATACCAGTAATAGAGCCGAATGCCGTTGTTAAAGCAGCCTGAATCCATGTGCTTGCATCGCCAAGATTGGCTTCGCCGGTACCAAGCGCATAAGTAAGACCTGCAAGGCTTGCCACAAAAGCGATACCCATGCCAAGCGTAATGCCATCCGCGCCCATTGTGCGCCAAAGAACAAAAGAACCAAACGCAGCAGACACCACTTCACCTAAAAGCTCAAGAGGGTTTCCAGTAGAAGCGTAACCTTTGGCAAAGCTAAATACCAACGAAGCTTCAATAACAACAGTCGCAATTGAAAGAGCCAGCTTTTGCAAGTCAGTCATTTTGGAGATTGCGGTCGCAACATCTGTCAAAAAATCAACAATTTTCCACAATGCAAGCGCAGCAGTGACAGCGCCGATGATGGGGAGCATATCCTTGATTTTCTGCTTAATAGCATCGATCTGCTTTGCGAACTCTTCATTGTACTGCTTGAACATATCGTAGCCGGACAGGTCTACATCGCCCAAGATGTTGCCAGCAGATGCGCCGCCGCCAGAGCCGGAGCTTCCCTGCGTGGGGTCAATGATGTTCAGTTCATCAAAACCCATCGTGTAGTCCTTGAGGGCTTTGGCGGCTTTCTTGGTGGAGTCTGCCGTGTCATCCATTGCATCACCGATGCCGCCAACGCTTTCAGCGCTCTTGGTGAAATCAGTGAACACGACCTTCACACCCATCAGCTTTGCCACCCATTCAACAAACTCTCGAATGAGCTGAACAGCGGCAATCAGCGGGGGAAGAATGGATTTCAGGGCAGGGTAGAGCAGAGAGCCAACAGACTTTGCCAGCATATCCAACTGCGCTTTCAGAATTTTAATCTGGTTCGCAGGGCTCTGGATGGTCTGCGCAAGGTTGCCCTGCACGTTGGCAGTCTGCTTCATAATGGCAATGTAGCGCAGAACTGCCTTATCTGCCTGAGACAGACTAGAAACCTGCTTGTTAAAGCCTAAAGCCAGAAGCTCCTGCTGTAACCGCGCCTGAGTCAGGTCAATGCCCAAACGGCGAATAGGCTCAATTTCGCCAGAGATTGCGGAGGACATTGCGGTAAAGGTTTTCGCAACGTCCTTGTTCCAATAGGAGCCTTCGTCATAGGCAAGCTGGGTCAGGTTCTTGGACAGAACGTATGCTTTGTCACTGGTCAGACCAAACGAAGTGCCCAAGCTCTGGATGGTAGCCATGTAGGTCATCGCTTTGGTCGGGTCAACGCCAAGCAAACCCTGCATCTTGCTAATGAGCG